CGAGGGGCGGTCGACGGCGAGGAAACGAAGCCGAGGCACCAGATCGAGACCGGGCGGATTCGGTCGCTCGGCATGACTTTCGGCGGAACTCCGCTGCTGGAGCGGACGATCGACCAGCTCGTGAAGAAGTGTCGCATGTCGAAAGGGTCCGTATGGCGCACTCTCAAGCGCTTGGAGGCGCAAGGGCTCATATGCCAGGTCGGAGAATTCAAAAGCCTTGGCAAGAGGGGATACGCCCCGACGACGTGGAAGTTCATCAGCGAAGACACGGACCGCGTGATTCATCGGCGCATCTCGGCGCACAAGGAGCTTGAATCTGGCGTGCCGGAGCGTCTACGCAATCTCGACGTGCCGGTTGTCGGTGTCTTCCGCATCGCGGCGCTGCAAGCGGAAATGACGGCGCAAGAGCGCGAAGCAGCCAGGAAGAAGGCAGCATGAAGCCGCATCTGTGGAGGCGCCACGGCAACTGGCACTGCGGCGTCGGGAAAACCGACGGCGTTCGGGTCTACTGGTGGCCGCGCGGAGTTGGATATACGCCGGCCGAGGCATACGCGGATTACGCAAAGAGAGCGAAGGAGTGGGCGTGAAGGCGAAAAAATGCCGCGCGTGCAAAAGCAGCTTCACGCCGCTTAGGCCCATGCAGATTGCATGCTCGGTTCCTTGCTCAGTAAAGCTCTCTGCCGAAAAGCGCCAGCGCAAAGCGGCCCAGGAAGCGCGAGAAGAGCGCAGGAGCAGCCGCGAGGCATTGGAGAAGGTCAAGACGCGTGGCGAGCACTTGCGGGAGGCGCAGGCGGCGTTCAATGCGTGGATCCGCCTGCGGGATGCGGGTGACCCATGCATTTCGTGCAAACGGCCGGCGTCATGGGATGGCCAATGGGACGCCGGGCATTACTTATCGCGCGGATCATCGCCATCCCTTCGCTTTGAGCCGTTGAACGTGCATAAGCAGTGTCTCCCGTGCAACCGGCACCAATCGGGCTTCCTGGTGGCCTATCGGCTCAATCTCATCGAGAAGATCGGCCGGGAGAAGGTCGAGTGGCTCGAAGGTCCGCATGAGGCGAAGAAGTTGCCCATCCCCGAGATTGTGGAATTGAAAGCGTTTTACCGTGCCGAAGTTCGGCGATTGAAGAAGGTCAACTAGGAGAGAAACATGACTGTACGAGCAAAGTTCAAGGTAACGAAGCTGTCGCAAACCGAGCATTGGGACAAACAGAAGGGCGCAATCCATGAGGTTACGCTGATGCCGGTATCGAGCGGCTCGCCGGAAAACGCCATGTTCTATACGGCCACGCCGTGCGGGCAAATTCAACTCGGTACGATCAACGATGAGGCCGCGAAACACTTCACGCTTGGAGCAGAATTCTATGTCGACTTCACGCCAGCAGGGTGACGAAAAGACGGCGTGCATTCTGTGCGGGCGTAGAGGGAAATCGGAATGCGCCCGCATCGAGTGCGGAAATCGGCGAATTGTCACGGCCAAACTGCCCGACGAATGCAACCAGAACGGATGGAGCGGCGTGCATCGCCGCACGCCGGTTGACGAAGAATCGTGGGATTAACGACCGCGGCGCTCCGGCGCTGCTTACTTTGACGTGAGGGGAAGATGGACTTCTGTTGGCACAAATGGCGTTACGAGTCTGTCGTGCTAGATGCGGCGCGCGGCGGCTACATGCAGCGCATGTATTGCTCGAAATGCGGGAAAGCAAAACTTAGGAAACTGTGACGATGAAACTCTGCAAGGACTGCAAGCACGTGTCATAAACACATTGCATCGCCTTACCATGTGTGATAGCGTAACGTCAAGCTAAACTAGTTTGTAATAGTTACATGGAAGCCGAGCAACAAGAGCAGAAGAAGCGGCAAAAATGGGGTGGCCGGCAGAAAGGCACCCCGAACAAGGCCACTGCTGACGTGCGGGCGGCTGCGCGTGAGCATGGGCCTGCCGCTATCGCGACGCTGGTGTCGATCATGCAATCGTCAGAGAACGACACGGCGCGCATTGCGGCCTCAAAGGAAATCTTGGACCGTGCTTACGGCAAGTCTATCCAGGCGGTAGAGCTAGGAGGCGAGGGCGGTGCGCCTCTTGTCGTCGAAATCGTTCGATTCGGAGAGAAGAAATGACGGATGAAGCGCAACCGAGCAGTACGGAACCTAACGCGCCGGTGGTCGCGCAGCCGGGGGAGTCAAGTGCTTCCTCTGCCGCAGTTGGCGCTACCCCCGTTGTTTCGCAAGAGCAACCGACCATGCCGGCAACGAGTGTCTCGTCTGCTGCTTCTGCGCTTCCGGCATCCCAACAGCCCGCAGAGACGTTGACGACTACTGCCCCGGATGTCAGTGCTGACCCCAACGCAACCGCACCCAGCGCGCACACGCACGAATCTTTGCTGCGCCGCATTCATGACGTTCTGACTGCCAAATTCGCCGGCCTCGACCACGAACTGAATCACCTTCTCGCGGAAGCCCGCAAAATCCTCTGATCCCCAAGGAATCGACATGAGCAAGTACGAAGGCAACAAAGGCAACCCTGGCAGCGCCGCATCGTGTGCTGGTCACGCTCGCACGGCACCGGCTGGTTCGTATAACGGCGGGATGCCTCCGAGCGGGCCGAAGAAGGAGCCGACGCGTCTGAATGGCGTTCCTTCGATCAAACAGAGCGGCGTGAGCGGTAAGGGGTCGCCGAAGTGACTGCATCAATTCGCAAGGGTGGCACGATTTCATTCGGTTCATCGAGTGAACTGCTGTCCGTCGAAAGCATCACGCGTATTGCGCTGGGGATGCTCAAGGAAACGCAGGAAGCCAATGAGCGCTGGGGATGCTCAAGAGCGCGTCCGTCAATTGCGGTCATCTTGCGGTGTCCCTAACGAGCCAATGACGATTCGCATCGGCCTTCCAAAGGATTTCCAGTCGTCGGTATGAGCTACGAATCCCGCATCCGCCGCCGTGGCGAGCTTAGATCCTTCTTCGACGAGTGGGATATGAAGCTGCTCGACTCTATGATGGAGAAAGAGCGCAGGCAGCAAGTCGCGCAGATGGCTTGTCGCGCCATTCATTGGCACATTCAACGAGCGCGCGTAAGCGTTGGCCCGCTGGTCGAGCGGAGCATCGCGCCTGACCTGCATCAGCCGCTGTGACACGCATAGCCCTTCCGAACAAGTGGACGCCACGCCCGTATCAGATGGAGGCGTGGAATTACCTGGAGGCAGGTGGGAAGCACGCCGAACTTGTATGGGCGCGCCGAAGTGGTAAAGACGAAATCTCGCTTCACAGAACGGCCGTAGCAGCCTTCGAGCGCGTCGGGAGCTACTGGCACATGCTCCCGATGGCGGCGCAGGCCCGCAAGGCCATTTGGAACGCTGTGAACCCTCATAGCGGGAAGAAACGGATCGACGAAGCATTCCCCGAAGAAATCCGCCGCAAGAAGAACGATCAGGAGATGTACATTGAGTTCATCAACGGATCAACTTGGCAGGTCTTGGGGAGCGATAATTACAATGCTATGGTTGGCTCCCCTCCTGTGGGGATTGTCTATTCCGAGTGGGCGCTGTCAAATCCTGCCGCAAAGGCCTATCTCCGGCCGATCATCGCCGAGAACAACGGATGGCAGATTTTCATCACGACGCCCCGGGGAAAGAATCACGCCTACACCACATACAAGGGCGCCCAGGAAGACCCTGACGCCTTCGCGCAGTTGCTTACTGCGATGGACACCGGACAGTACACGCCGGAGAAGCTGGCAAAGCTGAGAGCGGAGTATGTGCGCGACTTCGGCGAGGCGATGGGCAACGCCTTGTTCGATCAGGAGTTCATGTGCAGCTTTGAGGCGCCGATTCTCGGGGCCGTGTATGCGAAAGAGCTACGCGAGGCGCAAGAGCGCATCCGCCGTGTGCCGTATGACCATACCAAGCCTGTCCATCTGTATTGGGACTTGGGACGAGCCGACAAGACGGCGATATGGTTTGTGCAGTTGGCTCCGTTTGAATATCGGGTCATCGATTACCTCGAAGGCACCGGGAAACACATAAGCGAGTACATAGTTGAGTTGCAGCAGAAAAAGTACGTCTATGGCACATGCGGCCTCCCTCATGATGCTAATAACGAGCTTCTGGCTTCGGCCCGCACGGTCGCCCAGCAACTACGCGACGCAGGGTTCAAGACCAAGACGGTGACGAAAACTTCGGTGGATACGCGGATCGAGGCCGCGCGCGGGATTCTGCCTCTGTGTTACTTCGACGAGAAGAGCTGCGCTATCGGGTTGGACGCGCTCATGAATTATCGCTATTCTGTGGACGACGAGACGAAACATTTCAGCAAAGAGCCGTTGCACGATTGGGCCTCGCACGCGGCGGATGCCTTTAGTTACATGGCGATTGACCTGAAAGAGCCGAAGGCGAAGCAGAAGGAATTCCAGACGCGACCACGCCGACCTTTTAATGGAAGAACAACCCCCGGTGATTGGATGGCATCATGAACCAGCAAGCGCTTAAAAGATTGGTCTCATACGACCCGGAAACCGGCGTTTTCGCGTGGGAGACGGCAAAAGGCGGTAAGGCAATCGGATCGCCGGCAGGCAGCTTAAGTGAGCATGGATATATCCGACTCGGGTTGGATGGAAGGCGATATATGGCACATCGCATGGCATGGCTTTACATGACGGGATGCGAGCCAGATGGGGAAATTGACCATATCGATGGCGATCGTTCCAATAACAAATGGTCGAATCTGCGTGTTGCCACACGGCGGCAGCAAACGCACAACGCGGTCTGGCCGAATCAACTTGGGATGCGCGGTATTCGAGAATATAAGCCCGGAAAATTTCAGGCCAGAATTTCGTTTTTCGACGCCAGAAATGGAAAGTCGGTGCAAAAGTCGCTAGGCTATTACCCGACCGCCGAAGAAGCAAACGAAGTCTATGAGCTAGCCGCTCGAATGGTTCATGGGGAGTTCTATCGTGGCGCAGCGTGACAAAACAATCTTAGACAGAGCAAAGAAGCGCTTCCAAGCGTGCATGAATTGGGAGGGATCGTTCCGTCAACGTTTTAAGGACGATATGCGATTCTTGTATGCGGATTCGGATAATGCCGAACAATGGAATGCTGCGGTGCGCGCCCAGCGTCAGTTGTCCGGCCAAGTCATGGTCACGATCAATAAGACGCACACGCACTGGTTGCACGTGGTCAATCAGGGCAAACAGAACAAGCCTGAGATCGAGATCAGCCCGACCGGCGATCAATCCAGTTACGACAGCGCGCAAATTTTCGAGCAGATCATCAAGCGCATCGAGTACATTTCGGACGCTCAGACAGCTTACGACATTGCGGCCGGCTTCCAGGTTGGAGGCGGCATCGGCTATTGGCGTCTCGTAACCGATTATCGGGACGAAGACAGCTTCGACCAAGAGATTTTCATCCGCCAGATTGCCGACCCTCTTTCGGTCTACATGGACCCGGAGATCGAGAATCAGGACGGCTCGGATGCTCGGTTCGCCTTCGTGTTCTCGGACATGCCGCGCGAGGAAGCCGAGAAGAAATGGGGAAAAATCGTCCAGCAGCAACCGAATTTGGGCGACTTGGCCGAGAATTGGGCGAAATCCGATCAGGTGCGTATCGCGGAGTATTACGAGCGCTCCGAGCAAAAGGAATGGATGTACGCGATTCCTACCGCTGACGGCGACATCATCGTTGCCCGCGAATCGTCCATGCCGCCCGAAGGCGCAGAGCTGCTCAAGAACGCCATGGAGCAGCGCGTGGACATCCAACGCCGGCGCGTCTCGAAATACTCTGTAGATTGGTACAAGATCGTCGGGAACGAAATCGCCGAAAAATCAGTTTGGGCGGGGAAATACATCCCGATCATCCGTGTTCCAGGCGAAGAAATCGTCATCGAGAAGCGCTTGGACCGGAAGGGTATCGTTCGCTACCTGAAGGACGCTCAACGGGCCTATAACTACAACGCATCGGCCGCGCTTGAGTTCGGTGCCTTGCAGTCGAAGTCTCCGTATCTCGCCCCAGTCGAAGCAATCGAAGGGCTTGAGAACTACTGGTCTACGGCAAACAGTCAGAATCACGCCTATTTGCCCTACAACCACATGGATGAGAATGGCAACCCTATTCCTCAGCCGCAGCGCCAGCAGCCGCCTACGTCCGCTCCCGTGTATCTGGAAGGCATGCAGGCTGCTGAACACGAAATGATGATGGCGTCCGGGCAGTACGAATCGACGTTCAGCGCTCAGAGCAACGAGATTGCCGGAGTAGCCATCGAGCAACGCCAGAAGCAGGGCGAGCGCGTCACGTTCCATTATCAGGACAATCTCGCCAAGGCTATCCGTTTCACTGGCAAGCAGCTTATCGACTTGATCCCGAAGATTTACGATACCAAACGAATCATCCGCATCATGGATGAGTCCGGCGAGGAACAGGCGATTCAGATTGATCCGCGGGCCAAACAGGCATTACAGCAAGTCGAGGATCAGCAAGAGGCCAAGGTCAAAGCGATTTTTAACCCGAATGTCGGCACTTATGACGTTGTGGCTAATGTTGGGCCGAACTTCGAGACTCGCCGTGAGCGGGCGTTTGACGCTATGACGCAGTTGCTTGCTGCCCAGCCTGTGCTTGCAAGCGTCATCGGCGACTTGTACATGGGGACGGCGGATTTCCCGAGCGCCGACAAGTTGCAAGAGCGGATGCGCAACTGGATCGCTTCGACCAATCCGGGAGCACTCGAAGCAGGTCCAAGCCCGCAAATGATCCAGCTTCAGCAGCAATTGCAGCAGGCCGGCCAATTGATCCAGCACTTGCAAACTCAGTTGCAAGACAAGACGGTCAAGGAAACGATCGAGAAACAGCGGGCCGACATGGACGCGCTCAACCATCTGGCGTTGCGGATGGAAAACGAGCGTCAGGACATGGTCAATGCGTTCAAGGCCGAATCTGACCGGCTCAAGACGCTTGCTCCGGCGCTCGATGCGACTCAACTATCTGCGATCATCAAGAAGTCGGTGGCCGAGATCCTATCTGCTACTGACCCCGGCCAGGATTTGGACCCAGCGAGGATTGATCCGGCGAATGCCTACGCTGAAGGCATTGGAAACGTGCTCGCGCCGATCCCCGCGTTGGACCAGTTGAACCAGCAAGATGTAAAAGATGCAGCAATCCATCAAATGACAGGCACGCCAATACAACAACCGCAATAACCGGAGAGAACCATGAGCGAAATCCAGGCAGATCAGCAAGAAAATACTCAAGCCCCAGCGGGCGGAGAGGCGGAAAATACTCAAACGCCTGCCGCGCCCGATACGTCTTGGGTTCCTAAGCGTATCAGCGAGATCACTGCGGCGCGTCGAGCTGCTGAAGCCCGAGCGGCCGAGCTTGAGGCGGAGGTGCAGCGACTTCGCGCGGCCCCTCCCGCGCCCGCAGATGGGCAGCAACAACATGTCGCGCCCAATCAGTCAGTCGAGCAGTTGGCCCGCGCCTATGCCGAAAAGATGGTTCGCGAACAGACCGAGGCCCAGACGATCAATTCGCGCATTGCAGCAATCAATGAGGCCGGAGCAAAGGAATTCGGCGACGACTTCGAAAAGTCTGTGCAAAATTTACAAATCGCCGGAGTCGGCGGCCCTGACTTCCTGCGCGTAATTACAAGCATCCCGAAGGCGGAAGCAGTCGTTACGTGGCTCGGAAAGACAGAGAACATGAACGAGGCCATGCGGATTGCTTCGATGGACCCGGTTCAGATGGGTATTGAGCTTACGAAAATGTCGAGCAAGGCGGCTAAGGAGCTTGGTAAACAGATCAGCAAGGCCCCGCCTCCGATTGAACCCGTTGGCGGTGGCGCTGGGGGCGATACAGCCGAGCCGGATCCTAAGAACGTCAAGGAATGGATGGCTTGGCGCGCGAAGAACAAGAAGTCGCGGCGGTAGCTTGACATTTCGATAATTAAACGCTACCGTTCAATCACTTGCGATAGCGATTCTATCGTTGCCGCATGCCAATAGGCCAGTCGGAGCCGTCAATCTGACCTGGATCGGCAGTTATCCGAGACGCGCCCGTTAAGTAGGTCTCCGCAGGGCAGAGACAAGTCGGCAGCAATGCCTCCTTCGCCTTTGCTTCTTCGGAGATCATCATGTCCAGCAATCTGCTGACAATTAACATGATTACGAACGAGGCCGTTCGACTGTTTACGCAGTCTAACGCCTTCCTTCGTACTGTCAACCGTCAATACGACGACCAATTCGCGCGCACCGGTGCCAAGATCGGCAACACGCTGCGCATCCGACTGCCGAATGATTACGTGGTCAATACCGGCCCTGCGATCACGCCGCAAGGCACGAACGAGCAAAACACGACGCTGACCGTCGCGACTCAGGCCAATGTGCCGGTCGAGTTCGGCACGGCTACGCGCACGATGAGCCTGGACGATTACAGTGAGCGCATTTTGGCGCCCGCGGTGAACCGTCTTGCGGCTTACGTCGCAAATGACCTGATGAACGTGGCCGCCGCATCGTCGAATATTGCTCCGAACTTTTCGAGCGGCACGACGCTGATTTCGCCATCGGCCAGCACGTGGCTGTCGGCCGGCGCGATTCTCACGAACAACCTGTCGCCGGCCATGGATCGCAAGATCATCATGGACCCGATGACGCAAGCCCGTACGGTTTCGAGCTTGGCCGGTTTGTTCAATCCGCAGCGCAAGATCAGCGACCAGTTCGAATCGGGCATGCTGACGACCGATACCCTCGGCTTCGACTGGATGTACGACCAAACGACTGCCGTGCATACGGTAGGCTCGTTCTCGGCGGGCACGGTCAACGGCGCGGGTCAAACGGGCAACACGCTGACGGTCAATGCGATCACGGGCACGCTCAACAAGGGCGACATCATCACGATTGCAGGCGTCAACGCGATCAACCGCCTGACGGGTCAGGATCAAGGCGTCCTGCGTCAGTTCGTGGTGACGGCCAACGTTGCCAACGGTGCTACGTCGATCCCGATCTACCCGGCAATCGTCCCCGCCCCGGCTGCGTTCAACACGGTCACGGCATCTCCCGCCAATAGCGCTGCGATCTCGCTCGTGATGGCCGCAAGCACTTCGTATCGCCAGAACTTGGCGTACTACCCCGAAGCCTTCACGCTGGCGACCGCTGACCTTGAAATGCCGACTCAGGGTGTCGTCGAGGCCGCGCGCGCTGAGTTTGACGGCGTTTCGATGCGTATGCTGACGGCGTACGATGTGATGAGTGATAATTTGATAACCAGAATGGACATTTTGTACGGGTATGCAGCAATCCGCCCAGAGTGGAGCTGCATCGTTCCCGACGTACTTTGATGTTCTGCTGTTTAACGTGAGTTGATGTATACTCCTCGGTATGTGCTACGTGATAGCACGTTACCGAGGAGCTAAAAAATGAAGAAGTGCGCCGTAGAAGGTTGTGAAAAGGAAGCAAGAAGCCGCAGGTACTGCCAGACCCATTACATGCGCCTACATCGGCATGGAACGGTGGAAGCGGGTAGGCCGGACTGGTACGGAACCAAAGCATCTCATCCGCTTTACGTGACGTATAAAGCAGCAAAGCAGGAAGGCAAGTTGTGCGACGCGTGGTTGGCCGATTTCTGGGACTTTGTTGGAGATGTTTCCCCGATCCCTGAAGGCAATTTCCGTCTAAGACGGAAGAACAAGGATTTGCCGTACAGCAAGGAAAATGTCGAATGGAAGCCGATAGAGGTTTCAAAGGCGCCCGACGAAAGCGAATTGGAATACAGAAGGCGTAGAGAAGCAGTAACCGGTAAAAAACGTGGTACGTACACGCATGCAAAAGGTTTAAAGGCGAACCACGGCCTCACGGCGGAACAGTACGACGCGATGCACAAGGCGCAAGGCGGCGTTTGCGAGATATGCGGAAAACCTGAGACGAAATCTCGTGCTAACGGGTCTCTTTTCCGGTTATCCGTAGATCACTGCCACAAGACTCGCCAATCGGGCAAGTCGAACGGCATCAGGGGCTTGTTGTGCTCAGCCTGCAACATCGGGCTAGGCAAGTTTGATGATGATGCGGAGCTTCTTCGCAAGGCTGCGGCCTACTTGGAGAAGTATCGCGAATAGCATTCCTCCTCCGGCGAGTGTTGGGGCCGGGTGTTCACTCCCCGGCCCATTTTTTGGGGTAAGAGATGGCTCTGATTGCTCGGTTCGAGACGAACTCGGTCAACATGCGGAATTTTGAGTCGGAGTACGTCTATCGCGAGTATCCGAAGTGGGTGAAGCTCGCGGACGGAACCGACATTCTCGTTAAGAACGAGGATGAAGAAGCGGCGGCGGTTGGCGAATCGACGGTCGAGGCCGGGTACGACAATTTGCGCGACGCGCTCATGCAAGAGGCCAAAGCATTAGGTCTGAACCCGCATCACCGGACGGGAGCGGACAAGCTCCGCGAGATGGTCGAGGCGGCTCGTAAATCGTCCCTCTAGGAGTTTTCCTCGTGAAAAAGGCTCTTCTCTCTCTGCTCGCATTCGTGAGCATTATCTGCTCGCTTCCCGCTCATGCTCAGTTCAATCCGAGCAACGGCTTTCAGACGATCAGCAACCAGTGCGGTACGTTCTTCCTGCAAGGGACGACCTACTACAACGCACAAGGTACGTCGCTTGGCTCGACGCTGCCGGTCTGCGTGCCTTCGGTGACGGTCCAGAATGCCAGCGCTCTGATTTATATCCCGGCCAAGTATACGAATGCGACGCTTCCGGCTTGTAGCTCGGCGACTTCGGGCATGGTGGCGATCGAAACGGATGGCGCAGCTTCCCCGGTCTACAACGCGACTGCGACAGGCGGCGGCACGGTCGTGCTCACGGTTGTCTGCAACGGCACCAATTGGACGAATCACTGATTCGAGGCTGAAATGACCGTACCTGTCCCGACGACTCCGCGCGACATTATCACGCTCGCTCTTAAAACGGCGAACGTGGTGGGTGTCGGGCAGGTAGCCTCTGCGGAGGATATAAACGATTCATTCAACCTCCTAAATATGCTGCTCGCGCAGTTGCAGCGACGCCGGTATTTCGTCTATCAGCTCATCACGACCGGCTTCGTTGCGACTGGCGCTCAGTCTTACACGGTCGGCCCGGGTGGAAATTTCAACATTCCACGCCCTGCAAAGATCGAGTCGGCATTCTTCCGGCAGTTGTTCAACAATGTCCAGCCGGTCGATTACCAGCTTGAAATCCTTCGATCCACCGAAGATTACAATCGCATATCGCTCAAGTCGCTTAATGCGTTCCCTCGTTACGTGTTCTACGACATGGCATATCCGATTGGGAATATTTTCGTCTGGCCGCTCCCGAGCAATCAGTACGAAATCTTCATCACGACGATGCTGCAATTGCAGCAATTCGCGAACGTTGGGGACACGTTAGCTCTTCCGCCTGAGTATTCGGCGGCGCTTATGTGGAATCTGACGCTTGAGCTTTATCCGTTCTACGGCCTCCCCGTCAATCCGGTTGTCGAGAAGAAGGCCGAAGCGTCACTTCGCATCATCGAGGAATCGAACGTCGCTATTCCGCAGTTGCAGGTGCCGCCGGCTTTGAGGAATAACAGGGGCGCGACTTACAACATCTATGGCGACTTTATGATCGGAAGTAGCCCATGATGTTATGACTTGAATGGTTGGAACGCAACTCAGGTTGATGCTAAAATTGGCCATTACACCAGGAGGGTGAAATGGCCAAAAGAATCGATCTGTCGGGTAAAAAATTTGGGAAGTTGAGGGTCATCGGCTTTTCCCATACCCATGCAAAATCGAGGTTGTCTTTCTGGTTGTGTGAATGCGAATGTGGAAACGCTAAGTCGATAGTTGGAACCTCCCTGACGAGCGGGGCAAGCAAATCGTGTGGATGCCAAATTGCGGCGGCAGCCAAAAAAAGGCTAACGAAGCATGGAAGATCGCACGATAAATTGCACTACATTTGGACGGGGATGAAGCAGCGTTGCGGAAATCCTCGGAACAAAATGTTTAGGCATTATGGAGGGCGAGGCATATCCGTATGCCAGGAATGGCAAGAGTTTGAAGGGTTTTTGAAAGATATGGGCGATAGCTGGGAAGAAGGTCTTTCCATAGAGCGGATAGACAACAATCAAGGCTATTGCAAGGGAAATTGCAAATGGGTGCCGCGATCAGATCAAGCCAAGAATCGGCGCCCGTCATTTGAATGGAAATTCAAGCGCAATGGCGAAGGTTCCTCTGACGACAGGAGCTTACCAAGCGAAGAGCCTAGTTGCTGAGGCGCAACGCTGCGTAAATTTATATGGAGAGCGAAATCCTCCCGACTCTCCGTTTCCGTTCACCTACTACCCGACACCTGGCTTGACGACGCTTGCCACGGCAACGCCGACGACTGGCCTCGGATGGCGCGGGTTGTACTGGGCCTCGAACGATGCCTTATATGGCGTCTGTGGCTCGTCCGTGTACGCAATCAGCTCGACCTGGGCACTGACGCACCTGGGCGATATTGCGTCGCAATCCGGTCAAGTGGCAATGATCGACAACGGGACGTATCTCGTTATCGTTGACGGGTCATCGCAGGGATGGACAGTTCAGCTTTCGAACAATGCGTTTGCATCGCTCGTTTCGACGGGATTTGTCGGGGGCAACACCGTTCAGTTTATGGATGGCTATCTGATCCTGAACTCGCCCGGTACGAACGAATGGTATATCTCGGTCGTCAACCAAATCACGTTTGATGCGTTGTTCTTTGCTTCGAAGTCGGGCTTCTCGGACAAATTGATGGGCGTGGGCGTCACGAAACGCTACGTCTATCTGTTCGGCCAGCAGACGACGGAAGTCTGGTTTGATGCTGGCGACACGCCGTTCCCGTTTGATCGGCTTCCAGGTGTGTTCATGCAGTACGGCATCACGTCGATTAATTCCCTGGCTCAGATGGACGGAGATCTGTACTGGCTCGCCCAATCCCCTCAGGGGAACGCCATTGTCTGCCGCTCGCAGCAGTTCAACGCCGCACATATTTCGACGTTCGCCCTTGACGCGGAGATGCAGACATATCCTGATCTAGCTCAGGCCGTCGGGTTCACGTATCAGATCGAAGGTCATTTCTTCTACGTCCTGACGTTCCCGACCAGTGACATTACATGGCAGTATGACCTCAGCAATCAGCAGTGGAATCAGCTCGCTTGGGTCGATAACAACGGCATCTTGCATCGCCACCGGGCGAATTGCTATGCATTGGCTTATGGTCAGCCGATCGTGGGCGATTGGGAAAACGGAAATCTTTACCTATGGGATCAGAACGCTTATACCGATGCCGGCCAGCCTATCGCTCGGATTCGCTCTTTCCCGCATGGCGTGGATGACTCATCGGATCGGATTCACTACCAGGAATTCATTGCCAACATGGAAGTCGGAAATGGAGCGGGAAATGTTCCTGTTCCTGTCTTTCTTCGGTGGAGCGATACGCGCGGTCAGTCGTGGGGGAATCCGGTGCAGCGATCCCTTGGGCTTGAGGGCGAGTATGTGAAATCGGTTCAGTGGCGACGCCTCGGCATGGCCCGAGATCGAGTGTTCGAAATTTCGTGGTCTGCACCTTGCAAGACTGCTCTGTTGGGCGCCTGGGTTGATGCTCAGTCGAATAACCAATGAGCAATCTTCAGGCAAACGTACCTCTTGTTAATGTCCCATTTGTGGATAAGAACGGGAATGTCACTGAATCATGGTTCTTGTTTCTGATCCAGCTTTGGCGGCGCAGCGGGGGAAACGCTCCGGTCCCGTCAAATCTGACGATTGCTGACGTATTGGCCCTGGAAGAGACTTTTTCGCCTGTTCAGTCTATTATTGGACAGGATGCGCTAGTCGGCGAAACCACGTTTGGCTCGGTCGGGCCGGCTGACGCGCTAGGCGAAATGGCGCTCGCGACTCCTTCGGCCGATAGCTCGATTGTGGATATGGTCTTCGCGCCGGCACAAGCGGCTGAAATGCTGGATAAGACGTATTCGAGCGGAACAGATTTTACGCCGGGGACGACAACGACACTAACGCTGCCGGCTACATTTACGAACGCCCAGCAATTGTGGGTGTTTTTTGATGGCGTGTTCCAGGGCGACGACCAGTACGCGCTGTCTGGAACAACACTGACGTTCACAAGCGCCATTACGGTCGGCACGAGCAAGGTATATGTAAAGGGGCTGAGATAATGCAACGAGTACCCGTTTCGATCGCAGCGACGCAGCTTGGAACGAGCGCATCGACGCTTTATACGGTTCCCCCGGCGACAACCGCGACGCTTTCGAACTTCTCTTTCACGAACACATCGGCCAATCCGATCCCGATCACGGTCTATAACGTGCCGAGCGCGGGGACGGCTGGAACGGGGAACGTGGTCGTTTCCGGCTATACATTGTCGCCGGGTCAAACGTATGTGCCGCCCCAATTGATCGGCCTAAACATGGCCGCAGGGGCGACATTGCAAGCATTGGCGGGAACCGCCGCCGTTATCAACGCGCAAGGTGGCGCGTACCAAACCACAGGGAGCTAAATCGTGACCAGCTATATTGGCGTTGCAACAACCGATCCGACCGTCAATTCGATTTCGTTCAGCAATACTCCGGGCGATACGATCACGTCGATTTATCACTTGGCAGTAACGCTGTAGCCGGTTGCGGTGGCAGCTAATACCACGGCCGAGCAGACCTTTACAGTGACAGGTGTTGCCGTGGGCGATGTGGTGTACGTTTCGAAGCCGACTGCGCAAGCGGGCCTTGGCATCGTGAACGTGCGGGCGAGTGCGGCCAATCAGATTGGCATCACGTTCTCAAACAACACCGCAGGGTCGATCACACCGACTGCTTCGGAAGTGTATCAAGTGGGTGGAATTCGCTGATGCGCAATTTCTTAAAAATTGCAGAGGCCGTCAATGTCACGCCATTGCTTAACGCAGTCTACCGAAAGACGGAATTGTGGAAAGCTGACGACTTCTTGCGCAAGTTTCCGCAAGGGCCATTCGGCGAGACAGATACGATCTACCTTCGATTTCAGGATCACGTGAAGGTCGATACGGACGAAGAGTTGGAGCTTTACAAGCAAAACAGGCTTGCTGGCTACGATCTTCACGAATGTCCGTGGAGGCCGGAGATCAACGAATTGCCGGAAGCGCGAGCGCTCATCATGGCGCTCATGGCTTCTACGGGTGCGACTCGACTTGGACGATGCATGATCAATCGCATCGTCCAAGGAGGGAGGATTTTCCCGCACGCAGACTCGAAATGGCATGCGGAATATTGGGACAGGTATCACATCGTCGTTCAGTCGGAGCCGGGAAACGTGTTTCGTTGCGGCGATGAACAGGTTTGGATGCGGCCTGGTGAGGTTTGGTGGTTCCAAAACTCGATTGAACATGAGGTTTTGAACAACAGTGCTGAAGATCGAATCCATATCGTCGTGGACTTGAGGTTTTGATGTTGACCTTTGCTATCGAACGCTTCTCGGATGTGTACGGCGAGCTTCTACCGCTCCTGCATGAACACTACGGAGAGATTTCGACGCACAAGGACCAGGGCGTTCCGCTTGAGCCGATGGTTGAGGTCTACAAGGCGCGAGAGGCGGACGGTTCGTTGGTAATGGTGATCGGCAGAGAGGCCGGGGAAATTGTGGCGTATTTCGTTTGTTTCGTGGCGCCGGGACTTCATTACCGAACGTGTCTTACGTGCTCGCCTGACATATTTTTCGTTCGCCCAGATAGGCGAAACGGTCGAGTCGGTCTGAGGATGTTCAAGTTTTTGGAAGCCGAATTGCGGCGGCGGGGTGTCAAGCGGTGGGCGGTGGGCAGCAAGGTAGCTCACGACGCGTCGGCGCTTTTCCGGTTCATGGAATTTGATCCGGTCGAAACGACTTACGAGAAGTGGTTATAGGGAGAAATCATGGTCGCAGCAGCAGTAGGAGTGGGATCGGCGGTGGCGGGTATCGCTGGCTCGGCCATGCAATCGTCTGCCGCTTCGAGTGCGGCGGACACCCAAGCGCAGGCGGCGAATAATGCCTCTCAGTTGCAGTGGCAGCAGTTTCAGCAGATGCAGCAGAACTTGCAGCCGTACATGCAGCTCGGGCCGCAAAATATCCCTGGCTTGCAGTCTCAACTTGGGCGGCTTCAAGGAATGCAGTTTTCCTTCAACCCGACGATGCAGCTGCTTGAGCAGACACCGGGGTATCAGTTCACGCTCAACCAGGGTTTGAACACGGTCAACAATCAACTTGCGGCGAAAGGTTTGAACCTCTCGGGTGCGCAAGCTCGGGGAATCGCCGACTACACGACCGGCCTCGCGAGCAATACATACCAGCAGCAGTACGAAAACGCTCTCAAGAATTTCATGACGAACTACGGTGTTCAGAGCGATACCTACAATCGTCTGTCTGGGCTCGTAGGGCTAGGAGAAAATGCGGCGGCTGGCGTCGGTAATGCCGGGCTGCAAACCGCATCTACCGCTGGAAATTTCCTGACCTCTGGTGCGAATGCGTCGGCGGCCGGTCAAATCGGCTCGGCTAATGCGCTGGCTGGTGGCCTGGGATCGGCAGCGCAAGGCGGATTACTTTATGGCCTACTCGGGAACAATGGGTTGGGTGCCGGTGGTGGCAGCGGATTCTATGGGAATCCGTTCAGCACTGGCCTGTCATCGCCTCAGATTCAAGCTCCGGCAGGCTTGAGCGCATTCGGATACGGGAGCTAAGATGCCCATCGATCCATCGATTCCGCTCCAAATCAAGCCGATTCAATCTCCGCTTGAGAGCATCCAGGCCCCCGTCCAGGCGGCTACGGGGCTGCTTGCGCTCAAACAAAACCAACTTCAACTTGGAGCGAATCAGGCAATTTCGCAGGCTTATTCTCAGTCCGTCAATCCTGATGGGACGGTCGATTTCAACAAACTGCAATCATTGGCAGCCCAATCTGGGGCGGGCGCCTTCTATGGGGCAGTTGGCCCAGCAGCGCAATTTGCAGCAGCAGTATGACGTTTCAAAACTTGACATGGCACTAAAGCAGCAGCAGGGGATTCGAGGGATGATCGGTTCGCTCGCTGTTGACCCGGCCATCGGCAAGCAAGATATGTCGCAGAAGATCGCTTCTCAGATTTCTGACGCGGTTCAATCGGGCATTCTTCCGCTTGATCAGGGTATTCGGGAAATTCAGTCGATTCCTAGCGACCCGTCTGCTCAGGCGGGATGGATTCAGAATCATCTCATCAATTCGCTTTCTGGCGAGGCGAAATTGCAGGCGTTGATGCCGCAGAATGTTCAGGTTGATACCGGGGCCGGGACCGCGCTACTCAATCGAAACCCGCTGACGGGCCAAGTCAGTCAAGGCGCTTTCGTGCAGAAAGCATTGACGCCGGCAGAATTGGCCGAGCCGAAAACTATCATCGGACCGAACGGCGAACAGCGACAGATCACTACGGCGGAATGGCTACAGATGCAAGGCCAAGGAGGCGCAACGGGCGCTCCGGGTGCGCCTGCTGGCGGCTATACCGGGCGTATGACGAACCCGGCTCAACCCGCTGGAGCTCCGGGCGTGCAAACTTCGCTCGCTCCCGGTCAGCAAGCCGCCATGACGGCTCAGGCTGGCACGTCGAAT